TCATCTAATGCACCTGAACCAGGAACTCTCTCCCATGCCAATCTGGTATGTTTACGGATAAGGTCCCTGATAACTAACTCAGTTCTAGCGCCTTTAGCCCTAGAATCAACCATTACTTATTTTCGGTTTGTAGTTCAGTAGGTGCAGGTTGTGATTCTACTGGTGGTAGATATGCTCCAATATCTAGTCCACAAACATCTACAGTACAGTCTTGGTCAATTCTATAAACTAACTTATCACCATAAACTCTTAGTGTATTAAGTTCTGCTTGTGTAAGATAGTCGCCTACTAAAAGTTCTGTTTCTCTACCATCTCTAATAGTAGTAGCTTTAGCATTGATTAAATGTTCGATTTTATACATATTATTATCCTTCGATTTTAGAAATGTTGTTTTGTTTAACAACGTGAACTTTTTCTAATAATGGATGACTGAATCCGTGACTAACTAATATGGTATTAAGAGATTCTTCTTTAAGTAATACTTCAATTAGTTTTTCTTTGCCATCTACATCTAATGCTTCAATAGTTTCATCTAGTATTAGTAAATTGATTCTACTATGACTTAGACTTTGCATTAATTTTCTAATAGCTAATAGTGTTGCCACATTAACTCTGGCTCGTTCACCCCCGCTAAGGGCTAGTATATCAATATCTATTCCATTATCAGTAATGATTACATTTAATTTATCACTGCCGCTAATTTGAAAACTGATTTGAAATCTACCGCCACTCAAATCACCTAGATATTCATTGCTGATTTGTTCTAGGTCTTTAACAAGATTTTCAATTTTATAGGCAACTAATCCTGTTGTACTAAAAGTTTTTACTAATGTATTAATAGTATTAAGTTTTGCCATTAATTGTTGAGCTTTTGCAGTCCACTCGCCTAGTTCCGTTTCCATTTCAACTATTTGTGATTTTATCAATTCTAGTCTATTATTATAAACAGTAACTTCTTGGTTATGTTTTTCTGCATCTGCAATATCTTGTTTTGTTTTTGCTATTTGCTGTTGCAAACTTTTTAATTGTTTTTGTAATTTTGCTTCATCTAGCAGATCTAGTGGTAGTTCTACATCAATTAATTGATGATATTTTTCCCATTCTTGTTGATTGCGCTGTGCTTGATTCCACTTAGCAAGTTTATCGTTATATGTTTTTATTTCTTCTGCTCTTAAACTACTATTAAGTTTAGATACTATAATAAGTTGATCTTGTTCTGCAATTAAATTTTGAGTTTTATTTGTATCAATAGTTTGTAAACAGGTGGGACAATTACCGTGCAATGCTTCCATTTTTTGTTTAAATAAGGTTGCATCTTGAATTGTTTTATCATACTCAGCTTTTTTAACTAATACGCTATCTATATCTAATGTTGGTTTATCAGGTACTGATAATACATTAATCTTATCTTTTAGCTGTTTATATGTATTATTTTGCGTAATCTTTTTATTAGTTTTTTCAATATCTTGAATTGTAGTTGATAGTCTACTAGCTTCTGCTACCAGACTATCGTCTAAAATAGAAACTAGAGTATAACCTTTTGGTTCAAAGCTTGTTTTACTGTATTTAGCAATCCACTGTTGAATAGTATCTAATTTAGCTTGTGCCTGTGCAAGGTCTTTACCTACTTCTGCTGCTGCTTGTTTAAATACTTCTCCAGCTTGAGTATATTTGCCTAAATTTAATAACTCAATTAAAAACTTCTTTCTAGCCGTATCAGCACTAGTTAAGAACTCTAAGCTACCTGCATGACTTTGATAAACAATTTGTGAAAATGTTTTATGATCTATGCCAATTAACTGCTCTACAAGTTTATAGGTAGTAGTAGCCGTATGACCACTAATATCTTCCGATCCTTTATAAAGTTTTACTTGTTGTTGAGCACCACGTTTTGTTTCTAGTTTATACTCACAACCATCTTTGTCAAATACTAATTCAATTTGATAATGCTTGTCTTTGATATAGCGATTTAAAATATCACCTTTTTTAATGCCTTTGCTATTTTTATTAAATAGGACTTCTTCTAGTATTAAGGCAATACTGCTTTTACCGTGTCCATTTTTACCTACAAGCTGAGTAAGTGGACTTTGAGTAAAATCAACACGATTACCACCGCCATAACTAAAGGCATTAGACCAGCGTAGTTCTTTTAGTGTTATCATAGTTCTAGCTTGTCCGAGTAATTGTAAAATTCTTTTAGTGTTTCAGCAACTGCGATTTCATTAAGCTGTAAAATATAAGTTAGGTACTCACGCACTTCTTCGCCTAGTGAAAGTTCTGGATTTAGGATTAGTTGAGTTTCCTGTGCACGCTTAACTACCTTTTTATCAATAAGGTCGCTGTCCTCAAGTTGCCCTAATTCATGCAAGTCACCTTCGATTTCATAAATTGTGTGATGAAATTCAGTTTGCGGTTTAGGGTCGTGCACACCTACTGTTTGTTTAATCAACTGCGGAAGTTGAAAAGGCATCCATATGTGTGTTAAATCACTACAATTTAGTAATAAAGCTCCGGTATTAACTTCATTACGATGAAAGCTAGTAGTATAAGGACTGCCTGGGTATAGAATATTTCTTTGCGAATTTTCATAACTGTGTAAGTCTCCGGCTAGTACTAATTGCCAGCGATCAAATACTTCTAAATCAATCTCAGATTTAACGTGTGGTGGAATTTCGCCGCGTACATGAGTACACAAAATCTTTTCATCAAAAGTATATTTTGTAGTTTCTAGTTCTTTTAGCTTGTTGTAGGGTACAAAATCAATACCATGTCTGGTATAAAAGTCATCTACAATAGTTACTAGCGGATTGATTCTAGTAGTAGCACGTTTTAAGTAACTTAAAAAAGTAGTATCTTTTTTAAGCATTTCATGATTACCAGGGTAGATTACACACTCTACATCAATATTAGCAATTAAATCAAAGTATAGCTCAACCTCATCCATAGTTGGAAGTCTATCAAATATATCGCCACCTAAAACTACTAAGTCAGCGTGGCGTTGCATTTGTTTTAATTGTTCTATGAATAAATTAAATCTGTGTTTAGCCCATTCAACTGGCACATTCTTCTGACCCAGTTTTATATGTATATCTGCTGTGAATAATATGTTCATGTTGTACCAGACAAAATAGCCCGCTAAAGCAAAACACCTTAGCGGGCCTGTTGTTTAACCTAGCTCTTTTACAGCTTCTTGTTCGCTTTGAGAATTTTCTTCGTCTACACTAGCTTGAAGTTTTTCTAGAAGTGCTTTAATTTCATCAGGATTTGAACGAGGATATTTTTCATCAATAGGCAATGCTTTTGCGGCTAGTTCAACTTCCTGAGCATTAAGTGCACGTGGTTTGCAACGTAAAACTTGCAAGGTATATTCTACATTATAAGTCAGCGGCCCGGTTTTTACTCGTTTAAATACTACATCCCAACCAGTTTCTGGATCGGTAGGATCACCCAAGTCTTCTGCTGCTGTAATAATTTGTTCAAACAATTTCTTTTTTAGGTTAAGAACTTTGACTTTGCCATCTTTAGCGTCAATGCAATTAACTGCATAACTCCAGCTACACTTAAGATCGGGATGAAATTCAGGAACCCAATCTTTTTCTAAGTTGTCAAACTTCTCTTTGTCGCGACTAAATGCAAGACACTCTACTGGAATATCTTTGTTATTAGTACCCTTAACCCAGTAAACATAACGCGGTAATACGCCGCCAATTAATCTAACAACATTTTCGCCGTCTTTGTATTCGTAGCTTTCAATTGAAGACTTTTGTGCGCGACCTTTTGTTTGCTTAAAGCTTAGTGCCATTTTTAAATTTCCTCGTGTATAAACTTAATTTGTTTGTTTGCAATTATTAATAGCGGGTTTGATTTTATTTTTTGTAAATCAACGTCAGGATATAGTGTTAAATCTACAGATTTAATGCCGTAAGTTTTATATAAACCGTAATTTCGTAATCCGGCTAATCTAATGTATTGTGCTCTATATGCTGAATCTATGCCCACATTTTTGAAAAATGGTTCAGGCTTTAGTAAAAAACTGCTGCCTGCCCGTAGTCTCTGCAATGGCTTATATTTTTCGTGAACATTTTTTGGTATAGTTACACCTAAATAGAACTTGTGTAATGCTTCTACCATGTATTCAGCATTACATTGCGTGTCTTGTTCTAGTATTTTAAGGTTAAAAAATAAAGTCATTTCTCTGATCTAAGAATATATTATATCACAGTAAATAAAGATTTACAAGTGTAAATTTTTATACCAGTTCAATGTCCCAGCCTTTACGCATATAAAATCCTAATCTATCCCTGTTTTGTTTTTTATCCTGATAGCCTGCAAATTGCATATCTAAGACTACTGGTTGTAGTTTGTCGTCATGCTGACGTTGAATTCTGCCTACAATTTGTTCTAGCAAACTATCGTTTGCAATAGGTACTGCTAAGATAACACAACTAAGCGAATTTATGGAGATCCCTTCGCTAAAGATCTGTCTACTACCAGCAATGCACATTTTTTCTTTTGTGAGTAACTGTTGCTTGATTTGTTGACGTTGTTCAAAATTGGTTTCTCCAGTAACCAACACACACGTTTCTCCAACATATTCCTTTACCTTTTGTAAAAATCCAACTCTGTCTGCTATAACTAAAACTTGGTGTCCAAGTGTAACTTGAATTTTTGCTAGTTGTGAGATAAATGCCCGATAGTCTGGGTCCTCTGTAAGTGCATTAATTTTTTCCACCCAAGTAGCGCCAGGTTTAAGTGTAATGCCTGTTTGTATTAGCTTAACCTCAGGATTTAGTGTGTGTGATTGTGGCGGTTTATACACTTTATCACCAAAAAAGTCTGGAAACATTACGTGTTTTCCGTCTTTTCTGATCATAGTACCACTAAGTGCTATTCTGTAACGGGCATGAAAGTCGTCTATTAACTGTGAAAATGTATTAGCTGGGCAATGATGTGCTTCATCTAAGATTACAGTGCCAAATTCTTTTGCAAGTTTTGCACTATGCTTTACTAGTGTTTGAACATTAGCCACCGTAATAGCATGATCTTCCCAGTCTACTTTACCACTGCCAATAATGCCTACAGGCATATTAAATAGCACTTCTATTTCTTCACACCATTGATCTCGTAGTGCTGTGGTGTGCGTAACCACAAGCGTTTTTTGTCCCAGTTTTCTAGCCGCGTGTAAGGCTGTAAAAGTTTTGCCCCAGCCCACAAGAGCATTGATAAAACAAGTGTCTGTAATTTCTTCATAAACTACCAGTTGTGTATCACGAAGTGGAAATTTTGGTTCTGGAAATGGAGCGGGTACTACAGTTCGTTTATCTACTATTTCATAGTGTTTAGGAACTAAGTCTAGTCTGCCTTGTGGTATGCTTAAGATACCTTTTGGTAATATTTTATAGTTCCTAATAGTTTCTACAGTACTAAACTGTTTGCTACCAGTATCTTTATGAATTTTATAGGTAAGTGTTTTTATTATACTTTTGGATTCTTCTACACCTGGATTGTCCAAGTAAATTCTATTAGATATAATTGCTTTTGGCATTATACTAACCTATATGTTGATTTAAATGATTCATTGTAAAATCCGTATAATATATAGCCCAAACCCCAGCGAAGTATACCTGCATAGTATTGCTCTGGTTTAGGAGCATACATACATTTAAATCGCTGAGGTAGACCTTGCACTTCTATAATTGCACCCATGCCATCTAGTGGCAAAACTTTTGTGATCTTGTGCGCAGCCAGTTTGGCGCGACTAGTTTTTCTGTACTGAAATATTTTTCCAGTATTGTCAATAAACCAAGTGCTTTGTTTAGCTATTTTAATTAAATCACCTAAAAAGTATATGGCTTGACGAATAGGAAAGAGCTTAGCGTCAACTACAACTAATCTGCGTAATCCAAGTGTTGCACCAGGCAGTGATTTATCATCTACAATACGTAACCCTACTCGGGTCTCTAATGATTCCTTATCTACATACTCCTTAGAGTAGTAGATAAGGTTATCTTCTTGTGTAGGTTTATGCTCTCCTAGCCTAAATACGGGCCAACTTATCTCCAGTAAATTCATCGTAAGTAGCCTTAAAATCTCCAAAGCTATAGTCATCACCAACGTCTTGATCAACACCAATAGGTGTGCCAGGAATACTACAGCCATGATCGTACTGAGTACTTGTTTTTAGCACTTGACAATATTTATTAACGTGCTCGTCCTTTACAATTGCCACAATGGAGTCATGTACAAGCATAAAGATTTTTGCATCAAGATTACATTTTGTAATCTCTTGTGCAGTTCGCATAGCTGCAAGTAGGTTAACATCACTTGCAAGCGATTGGACTTCAGCATTAATACCACTACGCACTTCATGAGCAGCAATACCTTTATCACTACTAAATACATTGGGCAGCCGTCGTTTTCTGCCAAAAAAACTGTAAGTAAATCCGTTTTGTTCAATAAAATTTTTGCGTTCATCTAGCCAATGTTTTAGTCTGCTAAATTTGGCAAAATACGCTTTAATATCTTCACGAGCTTGTTCTACTGGATATACTTCACCAGTTGCTTTTGACACAGTTTGCGAAACTTTATTAGCACCACTACCGTAAAGAATACCAAACGAAATTGCTTTGGCACTTTGCCGCATACTAGTATATTCTTTTTTAACGGCTTCTACAGGACATGGCAGGTTAAAAACCATTTTAGCAATTGTGCTATGAAAATCGCCACCGCTAGAAAACACTTGTTGCAGATTTTTATCACTGCTAAGCACTGCAGCATAGTACATTTCTGCAGTTGCCAAATCTTGTGATACTATTTTGTATCCAGCTGGTGCACGGATACACCCCTTGATGATTGGATTATCGCGTGGAATTTGCTGAGCGTTAAATTTACCACTACTAGACAACCGGCCACTAGTGGTAAAAATAAGATTAAAATTTGTACGAATTCGCCCATCTTTGTT